TCACACCATCAGGTGGTTCAAGCGATCACAGGCCGTAGGCGGCACCTCTTCGACTACACCGGCCACGGTGAGCCTATCGCGCCGCTCACGCCTCGACTGTGAGCGGGGGGCTACATCAGCGTCATGGGCACTTGGGAACTGCGGATTGCCGGTAGCCGGGGTTGTATGACCTGGACCAGATGTTCGCCCGAGAGGGGGCGACCCATCTCCCATGCATGAGGCTCGGCACCGGAATTCGGCGCAACCCTCGTCAATCTGCATCATGTGAGACGGGCCGCCGCCTCTCGGGCGAACATCTGGTCTAGGTCCCGGAAGCCGCCCTTGCCCTTCGAGCAGCCGAGACTCTTCAGCTTCCTGCCCCGGATCTCGCGCTTTCGCTCCTTGTCGATGAAGAAGATATGCTCTGGGACCGGCCCTGGCTCGTTCTTGTAGCACCGCAGTGTTGGCGCAAGGCGGTCCGGGCACTGCGCAGACTGGACAGAATGCGGCCGGTGTGAAGCCAACAGACGACATGACCGGACAGAACGCAGGCGCACGCTCCGAAATGACGAGTGGCAAGACGAAGTAAAAGTCGAGCAAGCGGAAGCCGTGACGTAGGGTTAGCCGTGCCTGTGGACCCAGAGAACCTGTGCCGACTGTGCTGAGTTTCCCTTCAGCCCGCCCGGCACTGCTGCGGCGGCTTTTTTGACGCGCCCGCCGGAGAAGCCAACGGCGCGAAACGGGTTCGTTCTCCAACGGCGTCGCCGGCTCAACCTCTATGTCAGTACGATCCTGACCCTCACCGTACTGAGGGCTCAAGCGTGCACTTCCAGTTTGTGCCTCTCGTTTAGGCAGGCGATCGTTTTCGCGAGACATCCCCAGATTACCCACCTTGAGCCCGTCCGATGATCGCCGTCGTCGTGGCGGGCTTTTTCATGCGCCAGCAAGTATCGGCGCCCATCTTCCGATTCGAGGGCGACTCGTAGTCCGCTCTCACCCGAGACCGTCCGGCACATACCCTTCGGCCGCGGCGGGCTCAGTCGTGTTTGGAGCGCTTCCACCTCCGGAATTGCCCCGCTCGGGCTTCTTGCAGCCATGCCGGCCAAGGCTGCAGGCTCGGAGTACGGGGCATCGAGTTCGCGGCCGAGGGGCTCCAGAACGACGGCAAGGAGGACTTGAGCCGGCCCTCGACGTCAGCGGTATCGCCTGCATGCCGCCAGACGGGCAGGGGCGCCGTCCCTGTCTCGTCGTCAACGATTGGGAGACCTTTGCCCAGCCCGCGACGCTTGATGATCAGGAGCTTCAGGGCGGCGAACTTGTGTCATTGTTTCGCTCCCTTTCGTTCTCCTGACGATGAGGAAACACGAGGCGGAAATAGCAGGTTCCGGTTCGTCTGCCTGATGACGATGAGCATGATGAACTCACCACAAAGAAGCCCGCCAGGGCTAAGCCGGGCGGGCTGAAGTTCATTCATCGGAAACAGAGAAGTACTGCCGCTCGGACAACCGGCGGCGGGGCCAGTGGTTCAATCAGCGCAGCGCATGTTTCGCAGCCTATCGCTGAGGGACAGCACCGCGTCACACATAGCGCGCTGCTCAGCATGGCGCTCTCGGGCGAGATCGTTCTCGTGCGCTCGGCACTCCTTCGCCAGGTGCTTCATCGTCTCCATCTCGGCCTCGCGGGCGAGCGTGCAGCGATCGTGTGAAGCTGCCACACCTCGCAGGGCCTCGATGAAGTCCTGCATCTGCTGCTGACCCAGCACCATGCCGCCGATCTGCGCGAGGCCGCTCGGGGGAACCGCAGGCTGAGCGACAGGCGGCCTCTCGGCCTTCGCCTTCAGCCAGCCGAAGAACGCCAGGAGAATGCCGCCTACTGATCCCACGCCCGAAAACGTGACGAGGTAATCGAGGACCTCCTTAGCTTCCGGCGACATCTCACGCTCGACCGAGAGAGCCGTTCTTCTGCACATCGTAGCCAGCCGCCGCGAGGCACCAGCCCTCGAATACGAAGAACACAGGGTAGAAGTGCACGCCGGCTGGCAGCGTCGCACCCTTCTTGGCGCTGGCTGCAAACATCAGGACGCAGAGCGCCAGCCAGAACAGGCCCGAGAGGAGCGAGCCGACGGCTCGGATCAGCGGCGAGCGGCGCCACCAGCCGTTGATGGCAAGCCCGACCAGGCGCAGGCACGCGATGGAAACGGCGAGCGCCCCCCAGGCGGTCTCGCGCATCAGTTCACCGAACAGACGGTATGCTGGCAACTCGAATACAGCGCTGGGCGAAAGCACGCCATAGCCCCAGGCAATCGCGACGAAAGCCAGCAGCCATTCGGTCGATCGGGTCTTGTTGAGCGAGGTTATGGCGACGTTGTTGTTCGTCATGGCGTCACCTCTTGGCGGCTGCGGTACTCAGGTTCGTGATGGTGTCGTCCTTGCGCTGCGAGGAGCGGTTCGACCCGAGCCAGAACTGTGTGACGAGGCCGACCGCCAGCCAGAGCGCGCCGTAGGCTCCACTCAGCAGGTTGTAGAGGCGCTCCGGGATCTCGGTCTGCACGAAGAACAGCGCGACCGTCAGCAGGATCGCAGAGCCAATGATCAGGTAGCTGATGATCGCAGGCGTGGAGCTCGTCCAATGGCCGGCCTGCGCGAGGCTGACCTGCATGGCGCGGGCGTTCGCCGTGTCTGCGAGTTCGGCCTTGTAGCGCTCGGCCTCGGCGTTGAGGCGGGCGGCGAGCGCGTCGCCGAGCGCCGGGTCAGCCTGCACGCGAGCCTGCGCCTCGGCCGGGTCGGTGGTGCCGAGCACGTCGCGCACCGCCTTGACGGCACCCTCCGCGACTTCGCCGGCCTTGTCACCGGCCAGGAGGCCGATCAGGGCGGGCGCGTGCTGGATCGCGAAGCCGAGGATGGGAACGAGGATCGGGAGCATGCTTAGGAGGCCTTCTCGAAGAGCGCGACGATGGCCGCGAGGAGACCGCCTGTCTTCACGGTCGGCACGGGCTGGGTCCGGGGTGTCACGGCTGGCGGCGGGACTGGGATCGGCCGTGCGGGAGCCGGCGCGGGTCGTGACGGAGAGATGAGCGCCGCGGCCGTCGCCAGCGCCAGCGCCTCGACCCGGACACCCTCGACCCGCTTCGTCCAACCCTTGCCGAAGGTCGGCCAGGTCGATAGGCGGCGCAGGAACACCATGCGGTCGTCGCAGATCCGTTCGATCGTCTGCGTGCTCGAGCGCGAGGCGACATTGGCGAGCGTGATGGGGCCGATCACGCCATCGTCGGCCACGCCGATAGCGCGCTGAAGCGACGGGATCGCGCGTCCCTGGCCTGAGTTCACGGCGAAGTCGAAGACGCAGTAGTCGACGCCGCCAGGCAGGTCGTCGCCGCGCACCGCGTCCCAGTAGTTGCGCCGGTAGATCGGTGCGACCGCGGCCCTGGTGAGTGCCTTCACCTCGGCCTTGGTTGCTGGTCGGCCGAGCCAGCCCGAGAGCGTGCCGATCGTGATGCCGAGGTTCGTCGCGCCGCCTGGGTCGGCGGGATGGTCGACGTAGCCACCCTCGTGCTGCAGGACGAGCGCGAGCGCCCGCTCGAAATTGGCGGCGGCCATAGAGATCTCCACGATGTCAAAGAGCGCCGCCCGCAGGCGGCAATGAGCAGAGGCGTTGGCGGGCGCTACATCGGCGCCCAGGTGCCGTCCGTGCTGGCGGGCGACGTCACCAGAGCGATCTTGAGCGCGGCAAGCACCCGCAGGATCGCCAGGGCGTCGGACGGCGCCGCGTCGATCTCGATGTTGGCCCGCATCCGCAGCTTCTCGATCTGGTCGGACTCTTTCGCCATCTCCAGGATGACATTGGCCCACGCCTCGACCGTTAGGTTCAGGGTCGGGTCCTTGGCGTTGCGGTCAGCGACTTCCTGGGCGATCAGATCGGACGTGCCGCCATTGACGACGCGCCGCGCCTCCTCCGCCTTGCGCACATACATCGCCCGCACCACGTCCGGCACCTGGTCCCGCCGGGCCGCATTGGCGTAGAAGATCATGGTGCTGTACTTCGCGAGCGCCCGGATCTGCTCGGCGTCGGGACCGATGATCTCCTCTGCCGTCTCGATCCCGGCCGTCTCGTCCGCGGGCAGCGCCACGGAGAGGTCGAACAGCTTGCGCTTGTATGGGAACGCCTCGACGATGATCCGGTAGCTACCGGGCAGGGTCAGGCCGAAGCTCGCGTCGATGGTCGGCGCCCCTTCCGCATCCCACCCCGTCGTGGCCGAGACCGGCCCCTGGATGATGATCTTGGACTTGTCCGGCAAGGCCGGGAACGTGACCTTCTCGCCCGGCGCGACGCTCGTCTTGTCGAAGGCGCCCGGCAGCTCACCGCGGGGCCAGATCGCCCAGCCTCCGCCCTCCAGCCGCTCGATCCAGCCCGACTGCTCATCGAGCGGCATGATGAGATGCGGCACCCCCTTGGCGTCGAGAAAGGCCGAGTGCGCCGCCTCGTCGGCCGGGGTCTGGGTCGCCTGCGCGACGTAGCCGGTCTCCGTGACCTGCTTCAGGGTGAGAAACATGCCGACCATCAGTACAGTCCTCTGCCAATCAAGAACATCCGCAGCACCCCGGACGCGAACTCCCGGTAGTTGATCTGCTGGATGGTACAGTTCGCGTTGAACATATTGCCGCCGCGGTGCACGACATCGACCGTGAACCGGGCCATGCCGTCGAGCGAGTAGGTGGTGCTGGTCTGGGTCGGCCGGTTGTTGAGGGAGCGCACGAACGGGTAGACGATGATGCCGTCGTCCCGGAATAGGGCCGCGTGCACGTTCGGATAGGTGCCGAACTGACGGGTCGATGCCCAGGACGGCTGCCAGAGAATGTCGGCCTGCGCGTTCATGTCGAGCCGCCAGGAGACCTGGTCGTAGAGCATGCACGGCCACAGGCCGGAGAACAGCACCTCGGGGCTGAGGTCGTTCCACTGGAAGCCGGCATGGGTCAGCACGCGCATCGGGTCGCGCCGGGCCGCGCCGCCGTCAACCGGCTGGTTGAAGCGCACGGACATACTCATCAGAGTTTCGGTCTCCGATGCACGGTGAAGATCATGCCAGTCGGCTCGGGCGGGGCGCCCGCGATGTTGGAGGAGATCGGCACGGTGCCGGTCCAGGCGTTGGGTGCCATCGTCACGTTCACGGCGTCGGCGAGCACGAACTGCTTGGCCGCGTCGAACCACTTGGCGGGCGGGATCGAGACGTGGTCGCCGTAGAACATCTGGAACCAGACGTCCGGGGTCTCGCCGAAGCCCTCCGGGTAGGCGATCCAGAAGTTGCGGTTGCTGTCGAGCGGCGCGTGGGCGTGCTGGAGGATCGCCTCCGTCTTCCTGGAGATTTCCAAGAGGTAATGGTCGCTGCGGGCCGCGAAGACGTCGACCCCCGGCTTGGTCACTGCGATCTGCCCCGCGGTCATGTAGACGCGACACGCCATCTCAACCTGCCACCGGGATCGTGTAAGCGAGCCAGCGGAAGGTCGGGGAGACCGCGCCGGAATCCGTGTTGGGGTCGCGCTTGAAGATGGCGAACCCGTCCGCGTACTGGTCCATGCGGTAGCGGGTCCAGTCGGCCCGGTAGAAGCGGCCGTTGGCCGAGAACGGGAAGCCGAAGTTGGGGTAGGTCACGATGCCGTCGTTGACCACCTGCTCGAAGCGCAGGAGCGGGTAGTAGCCCGGGTTGGCGTAGTAGACGCGCTGGCCGTGCCCGCAGGTGCCCCGATCGTGGATGCGGGCGACCTGACCGAACTGCGTCGAGAACCAGAGGTTGTTGTAGTCGGCCGAGCCGACGCCGCCGACATCGACGCCGGGGCGGGAGATGAAGAGGCCGCAGGCACCGTCCGGGTGCCGGCCGATGAGGATGCGCTGGGGCATCACTCGGCCCAGTCGCGGCGAGGGCGCAAAAGCAAGGCTTTCTCCCTAGTCGTAGATCAGGATCTGGCCCGCATCCAGGTTGACTTGGAAGCGGTTGTCCTTCGAGCGCAGCATCCCGCCCGTGATCGTGCCGGCCTCCGTGTTGAGGGCCTGGAGGTTGCCGACCGCGATCTTGGCGGCGGTGAGCTGGTTGATCTGGGCGTCGCCGATGATGGCGCCCCGGATGTAGGTGGTCAGGTTGGCCGCGTCGATCGCCACGCCGCCGTTGCCCGGGTTGTAGGGCGACAGCTCGGTCTGACCCTCTCGGGCCGGGCCGAACATCGGCTGCGTCACGAACAGGATCGGGTTGACCTCGTTGCGGCAGTAGCCGCGGACGAAGGGCAGGGCGTAGTAGGTGTCGCCCGGCGCCCTGAACACCCCGCCGACCCGCTGGTAGTGGTTGAGCACGTAGGCGGCGTGATCCATGTCGGTCGTGGTCGACCACACGGCGGTCCCGGTGTTCTGACGGTTGGCGTTGTAGAACTCGATGATGACCTGGATCACGCTCAGCCGGTGCCCGTGCACGTAGGCCGAGAACTCGTAGTTCTTGCCCGCCTCGACCGTGTGCCGGTCCCAGGAGTTGCCGTTCTCCGGAGCCGGGCCGGCGACCTGCGAGGTCGGCGCGAACATGTAAATGTCGAGGAAGTCGCCCGAGCTGATCGGGGTCGAGTTGGTGGCCGCCACGCTGAGCGTGTTGCCGCCCCAGAGGGAGTAGCTCTGTCCGTAGATGTTGCGCCCGAACTGGAACGTGACGAAGGGGTTGCTGGACCCGTAGCTGTAATACTGCGTGCCCAGGAACATGGCGGCGTTGGGCAGGATGTTGGAGCCGACGCCGGACGGCACCGAGCTTCCGGGCACGGGCCCGTTCAGCATGGCGGCGTTGACGCGGGCGGCGGCGCCGTTCGAGCCCGAGTTCAGGATCTCGTTGCCGTCCTTGTCCCACAGGACCAGCCCGAAATCGTCGTTGGCGTAGCCCCAGTCCCGCAGGGCGCCCAGGGCGACGCGCCAGCGGTCGGCGCGGCCGTAGAGGGCGCCATTGTCCTTGACGCCGATGGCGCCGCCGTAGCGGGCGATCGAGCCGTCCGGGTGGTAGGCGGCGCCACGCGCCCGCAGCTCGAAGCGGTCGTTGCCGACGTAGATGCCCACTCCCGCCGTGATGGTGCCGCCGTTGATGGTGTCGGCACTCAGCGTGCCGGCCGAGATGCGGTCGCCGTTGATCGATTTGGCCGTCATGTGGCGGGTCTGGATCGCGTCCGAGGCGATCATCTCCGCGGCGATCGACCGGGTGGTGATCTTGGTGCCGTCGATGATCGTGCCGCCGTAGATCGGCATGAGCCCCGTGGTGCCCGAGGACACGCACAGGATGATGTTGTCAGTGTCGCTGTTGATCGTCGCGGCGACGGACGGCGTGCTCGTGTCGTTGGCGAATTGCAGGGCCGTGTTCACGCCGGCCCGCCGGCACCACCACACGTAGGAGCGGATACCGTTGATCGCGCCCGCGCCTGCCGCGATGTCGGACGAGACGGTCGCGCCCGTGTCGTCCACGTAGACGATCTTGCCGGCGGTCCAGGTCAGGTTGCCGGTCAGCGCGCCGGCCGCGTTGCGCTCCATCGCGAACTCGATCCCCGAGACCGTGATGCCGCGGACGCCGATTTTCAGGAGGTTCGCGCCGATCGTGTTGGCGAGAATTGCTCCCCCGTTGATCTTGGTGGAATTGCTCCCGGCGAAGACGCTCGACAGCGTGCCATCGCCGACCAGGATGCCGTCCGGCCCCAGCTTGATGGTCGCCATGTTGATCTGGTCGGCGGTGATCGTGCCGGTCTTGATCTCGGCGGCCGTGATGGTCTGAGAGGCGATCTGATCGGCGGTGATCGTCTTGCCGGCGATCTGGGTCGCGGTGATCGTGTCGTCGCCGATGTAGACGCCGTCGATCTTGATGGTGGTCAGCGCGAGCGGGCCCGTGAAGCTCGCGGCCGCGAAGCCGGACGTGTTGACCGGACGGACCCAGTAGTAGCGCGTGCTGGCCGGGGTCAGGCCCGAGCCCACGAAATAGTCCCGCGTCGCGGAGCCGATCTGCGCCGCGTTGGCGAGGACGTCCGTCGCCCCCTCCCACACCTCGATGTAGGCGAGATCCTTGGCCGCCGGGTTCATCCAGCGCAGCGTTGCGGTCTGCGAGGCCGCGCTGCCGGTGAGGTTCGTCGCCGGCCCGGGCGGCGTCGTGTTGAGCGCCACCGTGATGGTCTGGACCGTCGACCAGCCGGAGATGCCGAAGCCGTTCTCCGAGATCGAGCGCACGCGCACGCTGATCGAGCTGCCCGGGACCAGGCCGCGGCGGTTGAATTCCTGGACTCCCTTCTCGACGGATCCCACCGTGATCCAGCCGCCGGTACCCTCCCGCATGGCGACTTCGTAGAGGCCGAGGTTCTCCGTCGTGATCGCGTCCCAGGTGCCCTTGACCCAGCCCGTCACGGTGCCGTCCGGGGCGACGTCGACTCCCGTGGTGAGCGCGAGCCCCTGCGGGATGCCCGGGTCGGTCGGATCGAACGCCACGTCCGAGATCGTGACCGGCTCCTCCGCGGAGATGTTCAGCTCGCCCGGCGTCTTGCCGAACGCATCGTAGGCGGCCGAGCGCACGTAGTAGGTGCCGCTGCTGCGCGGTACGCTCGTGAAGTTGCTCCCGACGTCGAGCGTCGGCGGCGTCACGAGCGGATCGAACCCGGAGGTCTCCGAGATCCAGTGCAGGTAGCCGACCCAGTCCTTGTCGGAGGGCTGGTCAATCGCGATGAAGAGGAAGCCCGGCGCGGAGTCGAGGTCCGAGTTCACCAGGGCCGGCGGCGGGTTGTTCACGAGCAGCGAGGTCTGGTTGCCCTCCGCCCCCGCCGGGTCCGTGGCGGAGACGGCCACGCGGAACTGCCGGCGCGGGCCGCCCTCGTTCACGTTCGTGTCGTAGGCATAGGTCCACTGATCCACGCCCTGCGCAAGGATCTCGCGGTGCAGGAGCGCGCCCGAGCTGGCGTCGTAGACGTAGGCCACCGGCCGGATCGGATAGGCGTCGTAGCCGCCCGGGAACTCGTAGTCCCACTCAACGGTGCAGGCGCGGCCCACGAAGGTCTGCCCGCCGCCGAGCACCCGGAGGTTGACCACCTTCGCGATCTGGCGACCGCCCCAGCCGACCACGTCATAGGTGATCTGCGCCGGCGCCGAGACCGCGCGGGTCAGGCCGATCGCCGTGACGATGAAGGTCCAGGTGCCGGCCGCCACGTCCGTGAAGTCGGCCGACGCCGAGGCGCGCTGCGGCAGCGTGACGATCGCGCCATCGGGCTTGATGGCGGTCACGTAGTAGCCGACCGAGTTGAACGGCTGGCCCGCGGTCCAGGAGAGCGTGAGCGCCTGCTTGGCCTGCCCCAGCTCGTAATAGACCGACTCCATCACCGACAGGTTCGTGGGCGGCAGAACCGTTGACGGGAAATTCGAGATCGGCAGCTCCTCGAAGGGAGCGCCGGTGTCGACGGTCGCGTACTTACCGGGCTCGTGCTGGAGGGCCTGCACGGAGTAGATGTGCGGCTCGTCCTCCTTGATCGAGATGACGCGGAAGAGCTGCGGCTTGAGCGTTGTCGCGACCACCCACACGGCGGCCGGGTCCGGGGCCGCCGGCAGCGCGCCGGTAAGGCTGATCTCCGTCGCCGCGGTCGCCGGCTGCACGCCGCGCTCAGCCACGGTGCCGTCCGGCATCGTCACGGAAACCGTTGCCTCAGAGCCGACCGTCACTGGGCGGTCGAGCCGCAGCACGGTCTGGGTGGATCCGGCGAGCAGGCGGCCGGACAGGTCGACGGCCGCGATCTGCGGGTCCTGCACGGCGATCAGGTCGCCCGGGCGCACCACCGCGTGGTCGAGGCCGGCGTGGTAGGTGAGGACCTGCGTCTCCTGCAGTTCGGTCAAGAGTGTCCAGAGGCCGGCGCGATGCGCCTGGCCGCGCGAGGTGCAACCGAGGAGATCGACCTTCGTCGGGTTGTAGCCGTAGCGCGCGACGCCGGCGGGATCCTCCACCACCTCGTAGTTCGTCCGGTAGAGGTCGGTTGGGTCGTTCCAGGCGACGATCGCAACGGTATGCCGCGCCTGCCGCCCGGAGGAGGCGTAGGAGAACTCGCCTTCGATGACGTTCGCCTCGGTCACGAGGAGCCTGACGTCGCCGGGCCGGTCCTGGGTCGCCGTCACCGTACCGGACGACCAGTAGGTCATGCCGCGGAAGACCTGCGCGACGAGCTCCAGCAGGTCGAAGGCGTCCTGCTGCTCGGCGATCACCCCGTTGAAGGTGAACCGCGGCTCCTGCCCGCCCCGGCCGTCCGGCACGGGCCCGTCGCAGTAGGCAGCGATCTGGTAGAGCGACCACTTGTCGATGGCCGAGACGTCGATCAGCTGGCCGAGACCGAAGCGATCGTTCTCGAGCAGCATGTACAGGACCCAGGCCGGGTTGTTGCACCAAGCCTCCTTGAAGGTCCCGTCCCAGATGCCGGCATAGGTCCGGGCGACCGGGTCGTAGTTCGCCGGGACGCGCATCCTGATGCCGTCCACGAGGTACTGCCGCTGGGGCAGGCTCGAGCCGAACTGGCTGGCATCCGCCGTGATGCCGACAATCGCCGAGTTCGGGTAGGTGAACTTCGCGTCCACGATCGTGGTGAGCGACTGATAGATCAGGTCGCTCGCGAACTGCATGTTCGGGAACTGCGTGTTCGAGGTCTCGGTGTCATCCGAGAGGCGCACCACCTGGATCTGCCAGGGCGCCGACGCGCCGCTGGGGTTTCGGGGAAGGTCGATCTCGTAGCTCGGGAAGAAGGCCGAGGATGCCTTGCCCTGGACGGCCAGGGCGCCGAGCTGGTTGACCCAGGGGCCGCCCGAGTACCGGGCCTGGATCAGGAAATCGATGCGCCACGCGTTCACGTTCCCCTTGCTGTCCGCGTAGAGCAGCGAGGGGATCTGCAGCGTGATGCGCGCCCGGTTGGCGCTCGGGTCGGTCACCGTGGCGGTGACGGGAAGCGCCTTCTTGACCTGTACGCCGACGTCGAGCGGCGTCTCCACGTCCGGATAGCCGGGCATGTAGGTCTGGCCCGGCGTACCGGACCGCGAGTCGACGGAGATGCCCTGGAAATTGCGCGAGCCGTCGGCGTTCTCGATGGGCGTGTTGTTGAGGTAGACACCTTTCAGGCCACCGACGATGCCGTTGATCTCGCCCTCGCCGATCAGGTCGACGAGCCGCACCGTCGCGTTGGTGAAGAGCGTGTCCCTCGCGACGCTGGCACCGCCGCCGGTCTTCGAGCCGGATGACTTAGCGGCCTCGACGAGCGCGCGCGAGTCCTCAGCCGGGACCGGGGTCCCGTCTTCGTCTCGGTTGAAGCTGCCCATGGTTTCCCTGGCGCGAGCGATCAGATGCGGGCGGTGGGAAGGCCGTTGCCGTAGTCGGTGGTGACGCCGGCCGAGATCGTGATGCCGGTCAGCATGCAGCGCCCGATCGGCACCGGCACGCAGCCGCCCTGATCCGAGGTGTTGTTGCCGCCGTCGAACATGTAGCTGCGGCGCTCCTTCTCGGTCTTCTTCTTGGGCGTCAGCAGGCTGGCGACACCGGTGAGGGCGAGCGAGGCGCCCATGCCGACGAGCCACATGGGCCCTCCGACGAACCACGTGGCGGCCGCGATCAGCGTGCCGACGATGATCTTGCCGATGCCGCCCGACTTCGCGGCCGAGGCGACGGGCACGATGTGCAGATCGCCCTTCGGCAGCCCGAAGGTGATCTGGTCCTCGCCGAGCCGCAGCCCCTTGCCGCGGGAGGCGCCGCAGGTGACCCGGAAACGGCCCTCCTCGATCGCCCTGCGAAAGCCAGGAATCTGGCTGCCGAGGGCGAGGCAGGCCTCGGCCAGCGAGCGCACGTCGAGCTTGAACGACGGTCCGAAGTCGCGCGCGAGCGAGCCGTAGAGCCTCACAGTTCGGAGCATGTGAAGTCCTCCGGGAGATCGCGGTGCCGGACGAGGAAGTCGAGCTTCGGCCGCCACACCGCTGCGGGGTCGCGGCCTGAGCACATGCCGGCGAGGTGGTGCAGGATCAGCCCGCCACCGATGTAGACGCCAGCATGGTTGAGCACAGGCGAGCGCACCGAGCAGATGAAGCAGTCGCCCGGCAGGATGCTGCCGCGGCTGCGCTCGACGCAAACGAACCCGGCCTGCTCGAAGCCTTGAGCGTAGAGGTCGAGCGGCGGCTCGCCCTCATGGGGCGCCCACCAGTCGGGATCGCGCACGAAGTCGGGGATCTCGATGCCCGCCACCTGGCGGTGCCAGTCCCGCACGAGGCTGTAGCAGTCATCGACGCCGTGGCGGAACGGGCGGCCGAGCAGCGGAGGGCGCTCGACCTGGTCGCCGAACCAGAACGGGTCCGTGGCGCCGCCCTCGGTCACGAGCGAGATGCCCCAGGGCACCGCCCAGTCCATCTGCGAGCGCATGTCCTGCGCCGAGGGGCAATCCTGGGGCGGGACGATCTTCCCCTGCTCGTCCTCGCTCGAGCAGTGCGAGTGCAGGATGGCGGCCGGCCGGTGCCCGCACACCGCTTCCATCTCGTCCTCGTGGATCTCGAAGTGCGCGATCTTGTCCGCCGCGATGCTCGTGCAGGCGTGATAGCGCCCATCTTGGTCGATCACACCGCCGGCCTCGTGCGGCCACTCGCGCGCGACGTGCGCCTTGTGAGCGTCGACCGCCTGGCGCCAGCGGTCGTTCAGTCCGTTGTCAAACTCGAACGCGGCCAACACCTGGGAATCCTCCGAAGGGCAGCTGCGCGGCCGCACCGAAGCGGACTTTGCAGCAGGTGTTGATGTGACGGCTGGGCGTGTCCTTGTCTGGCGTCGTCGGATTGCCGTCGGCGTCGTAGGCCTGCCCGCCGGTGTAGGGGCATTTCACGTGGCTGTAGTCGAACGCCCCGGCCGCCGCGTCCCAGCGCCGGTAGCGCCACAGGCAGATCTCGCGCACGATCAGGCGACCGGGCAGCGCGCGGCCCTCCTGGTCCATCGCGGAGGCGAGCTCCCACTCGATCAGCCGCTTCGTGTGCCGGGTCTTCTGATCGAAGAAGAAGATGTCCTGCGCGTAGGCCGCCTCGGCATCAGGTGTCGCGCCGTTGTCCAGGAACTGCGTGTAGGTGCGCGTGCGGATGAGCTTCGCGCCGATCAGGTCGTCGTAGAGCAGCGAGGCCGAGGACATCAGCCGCGTGGCGTTCGAGACGCTGATCTTCGGCCGGGGCATCGCGCCCTTGCCGGTGTACTCGAAGCCCTCGCACCGCACGTCGACCGGCTGGTACTGGATGCCCTGGAACGGCAGGGCGGACGTCTTCTTCGTCGAGGGCGTGAAGGCGAACTGCTGGGGCACGCCAAGCGGCGACAGGTCGATCACGTAGAGCGCGACGAGGGCGCCGGGCGTGAGCGACTGCCCCGCCCGGCGGAGGGCGGCGTTGGGTTGCGTCACGGGTCGAAGTTCTCCTTGAACGTCGCCGTGAGCGTCCAGAACAGGGCGCTCGTGTAGTCGACGCTCCACTCCTCGCAGGTGAACTGGCGCGCGGCCGCCTCGCCCGGGGGCAGGAAGGTGAAGGGCTTGTAGCCGGCCCGCTCGCCGAGGAAGTCCTCGAGGGTCTGGATGTCGGCGGACGGCAGGATCGCGGAGCGGTAGGTGAAGTCGCGCGGCAGCGGGTTGATGCCGTCGCCGGCACGCTGCGAGTACCGTCCCCCGAAGTTCGCGGTCAGGATGGCCGGCGCGACCTGCTTGCTCGACCCGGGCGCGACCGGGCCGAACGTGCCCCTGCCGAGCGTCGGGAAGGCCGGATAGGGCATCGGGCGTCAGGCGCCCGGCGCCGCGGGCGCGGGCAACTGCACGATCACCACGGTGTAGGGCTCGGTCACGGCGAGCGCCGCCAGGTCGCTCTCGTCTTCGAGCGCATCGAAGAGCGCCGTGGCGCCGTTGGCGCCGCCGACCACCATGCCCGGTGTGTAGGCTCCGGTGTAGCCGGCAACCGGAGCGGGACCGGCCTGCGCGTACACGCTCTGCCCGGCGTAGCGGTTGGCGAGGTCGAAGAGGCGGCCGGCCTCGGCGTTCACGACGCGAGCCTCGACCTTCTCGCCGTCCGAGCCCTCGATCTCGATGGTGCCACGGGCGTCGGCGAAGCGGTCGACCCCGCGGAAGAACAGCGCGGTCGGCGTGCCGCGCGGAATCAGGCCCGCGGCCATCCCGGCCACGACGAACTTCTTGGAACGTGCCATGCGTGCGGTCTCCTTACGCGACGGGCTTCAGGAACTGCCGCGCGCTCGGCGAGAGCTGCGCGACGCGCGTGGCCGACATCGCCACGTCGCGGAGCCCGCCGGGGGGCGGGTTGTAGGGGCTGCCGCTCATGTCGAGCAGGAACATGAGGGTGATCTCGGCCACGTCCGCGGCTCCGATGCCCGGCCCGGGGCGGAACAGGCACAGAGGCTCGTTCTCGGCGGTCGGCATCGGCACGTCACCGGTCTGCGCGAGTTCGGCGCTGCGATCGATCGGAGGCTTCGAATCCATGGGTGCTGAGGTCTCCGGTTAGAAGCGACGCGCGCCGGCCTGATGCAGCATTCCGCCCGGGCGCATCTCGCGCTGAGCCCAGCCCGCGAAGGCGCCTTCCATCTCGCGGCGCATAGTCTTGGCGGTCTGCTCTGCGTGGGCCTGATCCTGGGCAGCGTTGCCCGACGAGCCCTGCATGGTGACGGAGACCGGCATCGAGACCTTGACCCCGCCGTTCCCGGCACCTGCGCCAGCCGCCGCGATGTCTTGCGCGGTCCAACCGCCGACCGGCCCGCCCACGTCGTAGCCGCGCAGGCCCGCCCGCATCGCCTCGAGCGGCGCGAGGCCGATCCGGCGCACGGCGGCAGCATCGAAGACGTACTCGCCCCGGTGAACCACGCCGGCCGGCTCCAAGCGCCCGCCCGGGCCCGTGTAGCCACCGACCGCGAACTTCGGGAAGAAGTTGCCCGAGATGAAGTCCAGGAAGCTCGGGCTGCCACTCCCGGAGCCACCGCCGAGCAGGTTGCCCAGCAGGCCGCCGTTCGCGGAGCCGCGCGCGCTGAACAGCGAGGAGAAGATCTGGTCCGACGCGAGGTCGAGCAGGCGGTCGGCCATGCGGTTGACCGCGTTCGCCATCGCATCGGCTGCCGTCGCGCCCTGGCGGATGTCGCGCAGGAAGCCGCCGAGCCCATCCCGGCCGGCGCCGCGCACGGCGTCGTCGAAGCGCATCTTCTCGCGCAGGTCGTCCATCCGCTCGGCCGCGGCCGCCGCCTGATCGGCGTAGCCCCGGATCTGCGCAGAGAGCTCCGGCGTGATCTCGCGGTCCGCACGCTTGGCGGCGGTCAGCAACTCCTGCTCGACTCGGTACCGGGCGACGGCGGCGGCGCCCAGGCCGAAGGTCTCAGCCTCCTGCTGCTGTCGGCGGATGCGATCTTCCTGCGAGCGCACTGCGCGGTCGAAGTCGTCGCGGCTGTCGCTATCGGATTTGCCGCCGCCCTTGCCTGCCTCGGCGGCCGCAGCGAGCGTCCCGGCCCGCTGGATCTGCCCGCGGGCGTCGCCCGGCGTGATGGTCTTGCCGATCAGGTCGAACGCCTTCTGCCGCTCGGCCACAGAGCGCTTCTCGGCCTCGGTCTTCGCGTTGATGGCGTCGAGCCGCAGCTGGTCCTGTCGACGCGCCATCTCCTCCTGACTAATCAGCTTGCCGGCGGAGTCGGTCAGCGTTTCGATCGCCCGGTTGACGCCGAGGTACGCGGTCTCGGTCTGGCTAAAGTCGGAGAGCTTGCTGCGTGCCAGCGGGTCGGCAAGAGCGGCGCTCAGGTCGGTCTGCTGCTTCCGAAGCTCGGAGAGCCGGGCGAAATTGGGGTCGGTCTGCCGCGCGATATCGCCCGCTAGGCGGCTTGCGGTATTGGCACGTTCCTCTGCCGCCCTTGCATCCGCCTGACGCTTCTCCGTATCGGCAACCAACGCTGCGGTGTCGCGCTCCCGCACGAGACGATCACCCAAGCCAAGCGGCTCCATGCCAAGCGCCTTGCGTCGCTCGTTGATGTCGTCGACCCGCTTGTTCAGCCGGTCGGCCGCCTCCTGAGCGCCCTCCGGGATGAGCCCGAGTTTGATCCCGGCGATCTTCTTCGCCGCTTCCCAATACCGGTCTGCCGCAGCCGTCGCGATGTCCCACGCCGCGCCCCAGCGACTAGTACTGCTCGCGTTCGCATCAATCGACGCCTTCAAGGTGTCGGCCAGCGTCTGCTGCGCGGCAGAGCGATCGCCCTGCTCAACTTGCGTCTGGATCAGCTGCCGGGTGCGATCGTCGAGCCCACCGATCTTCGTCGCTAGGTCGTCCGCACCCTTGGCCGGCTCGGAGAACATCCGCGCGAGTTCGGCCGTGGCCGCGGGCACCTCTTGCGAGGTCAGGCGTGCGTACTCCGACGTCGCCCGGGTGAGCTCGCTAATCACAGGCAGGGCCAACTGCCCCGTAGCGACGTAGCCGGACACTAACTCCCGAGCTGCACTGGTCGAAAGCTTGCCGCCCTCCGAACTGGCCCGAGCCAGCGCGTCGATCTGCGAGACCGTGGCTCCCGTAGCCGCGCCGACCCCGCGCGTCGCCTTCTCCATTGCGTCCTGGTCGCGCGAGGCAGCCACAGCAGCGGCCGTGAAGGCTGCGCCGATCCCAATCACTGCCGCCGTACCCACGGTGAAGGGCGTCACTAGGCCAAGGGCGCTCTCGCCCAGCGCCTTCAGCCCGCCGCGCAGACCGCCTTCGCCGGCGGCGAGCCCCTGGATGATCTGTGGCCCCTGCTGGAACGCGACGGTGCCGAGGCCGGCACCGGAGCCGAGCGAGGCAACCACGTCGCCGCCCTGGTACATCAGGTCCCGGCGCTGATTGGTGTCCAGGCCGCGCCGCCCAGGCTGGTTGTCGTTCTCGCTGGCGGCTGATGGCATGAACCGAGCGCGGGCCATAGCCAGCGCCCGCTCACGCTCCGCTGCGTCGATCAGCCCCTGGTTGAAGGTGCGATCGATCACGCCGCTCGCGCGGTCGAGCCGCTGCTGCGCGCGGTAGGTCTCGTCGATCTGCTGCCGGAGACGATCGTAGGCAGTCGCGGCCGACAGCTGCCGGCGGGCGGACTGCTCCGTGACGGTCGCGGTCTGGTTGGCCGCTTGGCCCACCCGCTCCTGCGACGTTGTCACCGCATCCGCGTCGCTCCGCATCTTCTCCGCGCCCTCGGAGATGTAGCGGACCGTCATCGTGCGGATCGTGTTGAGGCTGACCATGGCACGACCTCGCGGGCCCGGCCGTCGCCGACGGGCCTCTCGGATTTCAGCGGTGCGGGATCGAAGCCGGCTGGCCTAGGGGTTGCCGGCCGTCTTCATGTCCTCGCGCATCCGCTCGCGCCACACGGTGTCCATGGCGCGGATCAAGCGGGAGAGGCGCTCGAACTCCTCAGGGTCCGAGACGCCAACGCGCCCGGCATAGCGGTCGATCGACGACCACGGGATGGGGCCGACGACGCCGAAGCCGAGCGCGCGATCGTTCGACAGGTCCCAGAACGCGTCCCACACGAAGGTGAGATGCTCGGGCAGGTCCGGCCGCGCGAGCAGCGCTGCCGGCACCGCGCCCTCTTCCTCCGCGAGGTCCGCCAGCCACTCGGCGCGCTCGGCCCATTCGAGGTGCCAGCGGAGCACGTCTGTCAGTTTCCCCGGTCGGCCTCGTCGTTGCCGGCGACCTCGTCGGCCGCCACCGTCGCTGCCCAGGACACCGCCTGCCGAAACCGGGCGTAGTCCGGGTCGGTGAGCAGCTGCTCGGCGACGTCCCGCGAGTAGGGCAGGGTGGCGCCGCTGTCATCGGTGAGGCCTTCCCAGTCGAGCAGCACGGTATCGAGAAGGCACTGTGCCGTGATGCGGTCGACCTCGTCGGGGTCGATGCGGCCGTGCACCCGCTTCGAGCGCGGCACGGCGTCGAACAGCTTTGATTGCAGCCGGCGGTACTCGGTGTTGCCGATGCCGCGGACCTTCAGGCGGAGATCGCCCATCTCGGGGATCTCGCCGATCCAGCGGCCCTGTCCGAGCCGCGCGGAATCGACCTTGATGGCGGAGAGCTTCACGCGTCCGTGTCCTTCTTCTTGGAGGCGGGCTGGCGGGCGGCCGGCGCGAGATCTTCGGCCAGGCCTTTTGCGATGAGCAGGTCGGCATGCTCGTTCGACAGCTCCGGCTCCTCGCCCTTGGTGAAGGTCCGCCGATCCTTCCCGTTGGGGTAGCTGTCGAAGTCGGCCGTGATGCGAACCGTCTTCACGACACGGCCCTCGTGATCTGAAGGCTGCAGGCCGCGGTGCTGTCGTAGACGCCGCGGAACGGGATCGAGACCATCACGTCGTCGGTGTTCCCGCCCGGCCGACGTTCGGCGTTGCCGAGGATCAGCTTCGGCACCAGGACGGTGTACTTCTTGTTCGCGGCGTTCCCGACCGTGAAGGACAGGGCGCCACCGCCGGAGTGCGCAAGAGCGGCCGCATAGAGCGTGTTGCTCTCGAAGTAGCATTCGAGGGTGCCGGTCACGTCGCACATCCCGTAGCCGAAGCTCTCGGTGTAGAGGTTGCCGACGAGCGGACGGGTCCGAAGGTTGTTGTTCACCTCCAGGGTGAGGCTGCGGACCTTCGGGTTCGGCGTCACGCCCGAGAGCGTGAGGTTCGCCACGTTCGCCGAGGCAGTCGAGATCGGGTCGGTACCAGGCGCGGCGTAGGTGGCGCCCGAGACGATCGCGGTGTCGAGCGTCTCCTTCTGCGCCATGATACCGACGGCGCCCGTCACCTTGGCGCGCGCGCCGATGCTCAGCGAGAGCGTGTTCACCACCGCGCCGAGGAAGCGCGAGTAGGAGGAGGCGCCCTGCAGGTCGAGCGTCTCCTCGAGGGTGAAGCTCTTCAGGTTCGAGCCGTTCTTGAGGACGTTCGTCGCCCAGGCCGAGAACAGCGCGCCCTCCAGGAGGTCATCGAGGTTCCCGTAGGCGAGCTCGAAGTTGTAGTCCCCGGCCACGTCCTGGCCGAGCTGGAACTCGTCTCGCACGTTGCGGTCGGGCTGGATCTCGTCGGAGGTGCCCGTCGTCTTGTTCGTGCGCGGGCCACCGCCGGTCGAGCGGAAGGTCTTGAACGACGGGGTGTCCGGCGTGGTGCCGAACACCGTCTCGGCGACATAGGCGATCCGACGCCCACTGCCCGAAGCAATAGCCATGGTGGTCTCCTGGTTTCGAGGTCAGTGCGCTCGGCGTCAGCCGATGATGTCCGCCTGGTACGGGACGCTGAGCGAGAGGACGAAGTACATCCCCTCCTCGTTACGGTCGTCGATGACCGGCGAAGACGGCGCGAAGGTCTGCACGCCGCCGAAGTCCTTGCCGCGGAATAGGGCGGCGAGCTCGTCGGCCCAGGTCAGGCCCTCGATCACGCCGCGGCCGCGCCGGCTGTTGATCACGAGACGGAAGGTACCGGTCTCCCGCCAGATGTTCTCGCCGGGCGCACCGACGGTGAGCTGCTCGCCGTTCGCCACCGGGTACGAGACCTGCACGAACGGGTCGCCGCCTTTCGGCGTCTCGCCCTGCTTGTTGATCCCGTAGATCGGGCACTTGTCCCAGCCGTCGGCCAGGCGGGCCTCGACAGCGTCGACGACGAGCTTCAGCGGCATGTCAGCGGCCCTGGTCGATCAGGATGGCGGGCTGACGCGTCAGCCAGTCCTGGCGTGCGCCGACGCGCCCACCACGGACATTCTTCGCCAGCGCCGCGGCGCTCGCTGTCTGCGCCCACCGGCCCACCGCGCCGCCCGGGAACGAGCGGTAGCTGAAGCCGACATAGGCCACGTTGCCGAACCGCCGCTTCGCCAGCGTCGCCACGCCCTCGTAGACGCCGTCGGGCGCTTGCGAAGACTGGCCGCGCTCGATCTTGCGGGCGTAGGGCTGGGCGTTGAGCACGACGTACTGCTCGGCCGCGGGCAGCGTCCGGGAAGCTTCGAACTCCACATCGTCCGCGAACCAGACATGGCTGCGGGCGTAGCGCTCGGTCCGCACGGGCGAGTGGATGATCAGCTGCTCGTCGATCCAGCCGACGATGTCGGTGAGCAGCTTGAACTCGAAGGTCACCGTGCTGCGAGGCGTCAGGTTCGCGAGATCGTCGCGCCGCGAGCCGTCGACGAAGGTCTCGTGCTCCGGCACGTAGCCGAGGGCCTGCCGGTTCGTGTCCTGTGCCTCGCCGAGCGCCTCGCGTGCGGCCTCCGCGAGCAACGCTGCCTGAGCATGCGACGACAGGGTGTCGTCGAGCATCAGGGCGACGTCGCGCGCAACCGGGTCGATGCGGACGGAGGTACGGGTCGCCATCAGCCGCGCACCGTGCACTCGATCCGGACCACGACGTCGTTCAGCACGACCGGGTTGGCGACCTCGACGTAGCGGGCGCGGCCGGCGACGGTAACTCCGTCGCCGCGCTCAATCGTCTCCACCGCTGCAAGATGCGTGGGCGAGAGGATCATCAGCGTGTCGCCTTGCTGGACACCGCCCCCGAGCTCCTCCGGTCGGTAGCCGCGCACGAACGCGCGCACCGTCGCGCCAGCCGCATCCGGATCAGCCGCAGCGGCGCGCAGCTGCACGTCCTGGCCGTGCTGCGCGATCTGGCGGTCGAGCGCCGCGATGGACTGAGCAGGCGTCATGCGAAGAGCAGCCGCCGATAGCCGGCAAGTGCCGCCTCGGCCTCCGGATGCGGCAGGGCGGCGGTGGCGCCCTGCACGTACCAGGAGGTCGAGCCGATCCCCTCGACGTCCTCGCTCTTGATCATCGTGTCGCGTCCGTTCGCGGAGATCGCGGCGGCAACGAGCTTGATCACCGCCGCCTCGACGTCGGCGGGCAGGTCGGGCGCGGTGGTGGTCGGTGGATCGCCGCGAGTCTCGCTGGGCAGGAGCCAGCCGGCCTCGTAGTCCACGACCGCGATCCGGCCGCTCCAGCCCTCCTGCTGGCCGTCCTGCAGCAGAAACACCGAGCTCGCGTCCGTCTCATAGGCTCCCTGCGACAGAGTTGCGCTGTCTACGGTCACCCCAAGGATGCGCACCACCGGCCAGCGGTCGAGCAAGAGGCCGGCTCCGCCGTCGGCGGCGCTCGACAGGCAGAGCGCAATCCGCTCGCGCACCGTCTCTCGGCCGAACGGCCGACGGCAGTAGCTCGCCACGCGCGCCGAGGCTTGGTCGATCCAGCGATTGAGCTGGGCGTCAGGCGGCACGGTCGCAGCGAGACCGAGATCGCCACGCACGTTGGCGGGCGTCGTGAGACGTTTGGCCGTGGCGGGTGTGATAATGCTGACGCTCATCGAATGCTGACGCTCATCGCCACTTCGCTCCGTCGGCGCCGATCTGCGTCAAGTCTCGGCCGGCCTCGCCCTGTCTGCCCTGTGGCCCACGCTCGCCGTCCTTGCCATCCCGGCCATCGCGCCCGCGCTTCACAGCGAGGCGCCAATCGTCGCTCTCGCCAGGCCGGGCGCTGGTCTCCTTCTGCGCGAGCCACCATGAGCCGCCCCAGGTGACGCCGTCGCCTGGCTTGTATGTCTCTCCCGCCTTGTAGACGCCCCGGTCGAGCGGGACGCTCAGGGCGTGCCGGAACTCCTTGACCTCGTCTCCGCGGCGATAGCGGCGGACGATGGTGCGCCCGCCGTCCTCAAGGGTCTCGTCCATGTCCTCGAAGCCGAGACCGTCAGCGCCGCGTTCGCCGTCTCGGCCGGGAGCGCCATCGACGCCATCGCGACCATCCCGCCCGTCACGTCCGACAACAGCGCCAAGCTCCCGGGTCTCGCCGTTCGTGAGCGTCACCACCAGCTCTCCGGAACGGTCAATCAGCGCGGAGGCAAGGCCGACACCGTCGCGACCATCCTGACCGTCCTTCCCATCCACGCCGTCACGGCCCGGAGCCCCATGCGCTCCGTCCTTCCCGTCCACGCCATCGCGACCATCCTGACCGTCCTTCCCATCCACGCCGTCACGGCCCGGAGCCCCATGCGCTCCGTCCTTCCCATCCACGCCGTCACGGCCCGGAGCCCCATGCGCTCCGTCCTTCCCGTCCACGCCATCTCGGCCGTCGGCGCCGTCCTTCCCAGGCGGGCCCTGCTCCCCCGGCTCGCCGTCGCGACCGTCCTTGCCCGGCTCGCCCGGCCGGCCATCGACGCCATCGCGGCCGTCGGCACCGTCCTTTCCAGGCGGCCCTTGCTCCCCCGGCTCGCCGTCGCGGCCATCCTTGCCCGGCTCTCCCGGCCGACCATCGAGGCCATCGCGGCCGTCGGCACCGTCCTTCCCGGGCGGACCTTGCTCCCCCGGCTCGCCGTCGCGACCGTCCTTGCCCGGCTCTCCCGGCCGACCATCGACGCCGTCGCGGCCGTCGGCACCGTCCTTCCCAGGCGGACCTTGCTCCCCCGGCTCGCCGTCGCGGCCCGGAACTCCCTGCGCTCCGTCCTTCCCGTCCACGCCATCTCGGCCGTCGGCGCCGTCCTTCCCAGGCGGGCCCTGCTCCCCCGGCTCGCCGTCGCGACCGTCCTT